GCCCTTTCGGGCCGTTCGTTTTAGACAGCTTTTGGCTGTTTGAAATTTCAATCAGAACCCTTACTCGGCTTTAAAGGCGGAGTCGAGTTCATTGGATATACAATGTCCCTTTATAGAGATCTTGAGGATGGGAGCACTGCTAAGACGACGTTGCAGCAGACCAAAAATGGTGTGCCACAAGCGACGTATTCCAGCAAGCTAACCAGTTGGTCGTACCGATCAACCAAGGGTGAAAACACCCCGGATTTCTTCAAGAGACTGAAGCGCGGCGATTTATTGCCGATGACTTACTTTGAGTCATTTACAACGAGCGGGTCAAGTTCCGGATCCTTCATTACGAAGAACGGGACGAACACCTATGCGTGGACTCCTATGTGGGTATTTGCGGAAGCTTATATACATCCTGACGAGCTTTTAGCTTTGCAGGTGGAAAAGTTTCCCGTAGATCCTTCAGTTTACGTTCAGGCCGCAGCTGCGAAATTGCAGTCACGCGGTTTTGATGCTCTTACGTTCCTGGCCGAGCTGAAACAGACGATCAGGATGTTCGAGGGGTTGGTGAAGAGGCTAATCACCGCGGTTTACCGCGGAAAGATAGTCGATTCTTGGCTGGAGTGGCGTTACGGGTGGCGTACGTTGTTCTTCGATATGAAGGACTTTAGCGAAACGCTACACGAAGTGTTTACTAAGGCACAATCTCTCAGGAATAAGGAGTCGGTGGGTGATTCTTTCACGTACAGCTCTTCGCGGAACTATGATATTAGCTACACTAGTTCAACGATCGCTATGCACGAGAGTTACACGCTAGACGCCTCGTTCCGAGGGTCGATAATTGCAGATATGATACCACCCCGCTTTTCTTTTAACCCGATTACAACCGGGTGGGAGCTTGTTCGGTTTAGCTTTATAATCGACTGGTTTCTACAAGTGGGTCAGTTCCTGTCTGCGATGTCGTTCTTGGTGTCAACCAATCAATATGTGGCGTCGAATGGTGTGAAATTAAATTACACCGAAACGCAAACAGTTGTAGGCAGTACACCAAAGGCGGGATGGTCAGTCTTGGCAGCCAGTGGATCTTCCACTGTAACTACCGAGCTACGGACCAGATGGCCGACGACAGTACCAATGAAAATTTACGCCAATCTCCACCTCGACGTCAGCAAGGTCCTTGACCTGATGGCGCTGTTGGTGAAAGTTAAAATCGGGAAGTAAAGGAAATACTCTCATGGCCGCAATGGCTACCGTTCTAACCGAGTTTGCTGACAACAACAACTCGCGTACCTTCATCTTGGCGGGCCACACGTCTGTCAAGCCGAAGCTTGTAATCCAGAAGCGCAAAATCGCTTTGTCCGCGGCAGCAAGTGCAGAAAACACCGTTACGGTGGTCTATGCAACTACTGACGTGGCCGGAGCGATCCTGTCTTCGAAGATCTCGTTCGACGTTACTGTCCGTGTACCCCAATCTGGGGACGCTGCAGATGTCGCAGCTGCGTTGGTCGTGCTACGTGATATTGTAGCATCCGACGAGTTTACTGCTACATTGGCCTCTCAGGGCTGGTTGAGTTAACAGTGGGGGTCATCTTTGACCTTCTAGTGTTGCTCCTCCTTGGGGCGGCTAGTCTGACTTGCGTCAGCTTGTCCGTTTCCCTTCTTGTTGGTACCTTCCGTAATGGTGGGTCCTCGCAAGGTTACTGAGAACATTTCGTACGAAAATAAATTGGAGATTCCACATGGAACCCCGAGATGAAGTCTGGGGCTTGGCCCGAGACTACTTGGAAGACAACCGCGGCTCCCTGAGTGACGACGACTACAAACGTGTATCCGGATGGATACGTAGTCGGAGTCTTAAGGGAGTTGTATCTTGTAGCTCCTTATTGACTTCAGCATATCAGAAGTCGGCCTGGAAAGTCTTGATGCAGATAGAAGCGTTCTTTAAGAAGAATGTCATATTCAGCAATGAGACAGTTTGTAAAGCAGCGGCCGAGGACGCCTTTAAAACGGGTGAAATCATTTGTCGCAACACTAACAAGCGCATAGACTATTACATAAGTCAACATTCGGAGCGTCTTCCTGACGATCTCCATGCATGGCTTGAGTCTATGTACCAGGATATAAACGTGTGTTTGGGTGACCGGAATGAGTTCTTAAATGAGCTTCCAAGGCTGCTTAAATTCACGGCGGGTGCTACAGCGGAGAGCGCTAGGAAAAAATCGCGGACACACAGGAAATTCCGTAAGTCTTGGAAGATCCCGCCCGCGGGCGCGGCCTATGTTGAAACCATGGCTAGATATTTTGGTCTTGGTGATGCTGGGTTTCGCGTCGTTCCTTCTAGTGTTAATCGCGTTGAGTTCGTTGCTAAAAACTGGAAGACTCACAGAACAATCGCGTGCGAGCCGACGGGAGCAATTCCGTTTCAACTTGCATTCGACAGTTATGTGAAAAGGCGGCTCCGTAAACACTACGGAATCGACTTATCTGACCAGTCAAGGAACAGGGAGATGGCCAAAGTTGGATCCATTGATGGCTCTTTAGCCACAGTGGACTTGCGAATGGCCTCTGACACTAACTCCTATAATACAACCCGATTGTTGCTCCCGGATGCGTGGTGGCTTTATGTCGCTTCGTTCCGGTCAACGCATGGGAAGTTGCCGAGTGGTGAAAGAATCCGTTATGCCAAATTCTCCTCTATGGGGAATGGCACTACGTTTCCATTGGAGACACTGTTCTTTTGTGCAGCTTGCAAGGCCGTAGGGTCTGAGCGGTTCTCAGTATATGGGGATGATATCCTCATTGAGAGTCACTTAGCTCCTCAGCTTCTGCGACTGCTCAAGTTCTTAGGCTTCCTCCCAAACGTCGAGAAGACGTATGTGAGTGGTCCTTTCCGTGAATCTTGCGGAGGGAACTACTATGAGGGCGAGGATATTACACCGTTCTACATACGCAACTGGGGTCCCTCTAAGGGAAACCACAGCGTGAATTTGAACGGTTTGCTCGCTATAGCTATTCCGCAAGGCCGATTGTGGGCTCGACTAGTAGATGTAATGTCTAAGTTGGGTTTAAAGTTGGTCCCGTGGAATGAGAGCTCGTATTCAGGAGTGATGATTGCTCCGTCTGACGCTTACTCTCTTAAGATCATCCGTAATAACAAGGGTAGTCTCACGTTCAAAGGCTACAATAACGTAGCGAGAGATGAATACGGAGGAGGTATACAAAACCTGCTTCGATGGCATCACAGTAAAGTGGTGTCTCCTAAGTTAACGGACAACGAGTTCACCCGAGTCGGCGATTTGGTTACAAAATGCTTGCTCGAACGGATGGCCTGGTTTGTACCTAGGTCGGTTATGCCCCCTCACCTATACTGGTTAGGGGCGGACTTGGCGGCCCGCCGTAAGGCGGGCCGTGGCAAGGAAAGTACG